AATCGCATGAGAAGTAGTAATCTGAAGTCTTTCGTTGAAATATTCATTTGTAAATCCACCCCTTTCTCCTGCAGGATAAACTTTGAAGTTCATGTCCTGTGGGTGCATATCAAACGCATCAAACATGTCATCCTCGGGACCAATCCCAAGAATGGATGACGGCATTTGTTCCATTCTATCCAATTTCACATTACGCAGATATTCATCGATTCTACCCATGTTGGAGAAGTAATCGATGAATTTATCCGCTGCGTAAATCGCATCATCAAGTTCTAGTTGCATATCAAATGATCAGTTTTTTTTCTTCTGGAGTTACGAGTTTACTCCCATAAACTTCATTATACTTCTTTTTAATTTGTGGATCAACTTCTGCAACATAGACAATGTGATTCTTAGCGATAATCAATTCGGGAATCGTCTTATCGATCACAGAAGCCCATGGAGCAAATCCCACACGACCATCTGGACTAGGAAGAACAACTAAACCATTTTTCACAGTCACAAAGTTATCATCCTGAGAGACAAGTTCAGCTACAACCTCTTCTCCAGTAGCAATACGAAATAGTTTTACATCAATCATTTAAAATTACACTCCACCATAATTTCAGTTAACGCCGCCAGAAGATTAATTTCTTGATCCGCAACGAAGGCAATCTGATACTGATACTTAGCAATAATGAGCACAGCAGCAGGAATAGAAGAACTTTCAAGGGCATTATAAAGAGCATCGTAAACACGACGCAAAAGTACACCAGAATCATTGTCCAAATTATTAACGACCCATTTACGTACTTCAGGGAAGTTCTTTTCTTTAAGGTTTCTAACCAGGTCATTGATATTTACATCCGAGAACTCAGCAAGGATCGCAGAATCGATTTTACCACCAGCAGAATACCTCTGACATTCGTTTAGAACCCTTCTCCAATCCGGAAAATATTTATTGATAAGTTCCGCAAGGACTTTTTGATCGTATTGAATACTTTCCAAGTCAAGGATATTCTGAATACGTTTAAAGAATGATCCTGCAAGTTGAGCTTTTTCTTTTCCTTTGATACTAAACTCAACAACTGCACATCGAGAGTGGAGAGGTTCAATGATTTTGTTTTTATAGTTACATGTGAAGATGAACCTGCAATTGTTATAAAACGTCTCAATATTAGCCCGTAGAAGGAGTTGTACATCGTGGGTTGTGTTGTCAGCCTCATCAATGATGATGACTTTGTGTTTTGCATCACCCGCAGAAAGTGAGACGGTCGAAGCAAAGTTCTTTGCTTGGTTCCGTACCGTGTCCAAAAATCGTCCTTCGTCAGATCCATTAATGACATAATAATCTACACCCAATTCTTCGCAAAGAGCTTTTGCAACTGTAGTTTTTCCACAACCTGCAGGACCAGCAAGCATGAGGTTTGGAATTTCTTTTTTATTTAGAAACTCCAAAAATGTCTTCTTATTTGCATCAGGAAGAATACAATCTTCAATTTTACGTGGGCGATATTTTTCAACCCACAGAAACTCATCACGACTCATAATCAAATCCAATTAGGTTTACGTTCAGGCATCCGCAGATAATTATCTGCAACCCAAGGTTTAGAAGCAATATACCTTTTATAAGCAGTAAAGGTATCAATAGTATCATCAAATTTCCACTCTATAGGCATAGCACGAGCGAATGGAGTCACTTCTGTAATCTTGCCCTTTGGAAACAAATAATATGCGTCCACGAGGGTCTTATAACAGGAGTGAGTTTTATTATACCGCAGGCAGTATTCATCAGACAAGTTCAATCCCCACTTGATTAACCAGTAGGCATTATGGATACTCTCCATTGCCCACTTGGTGCAGGGATGATTGCGGAATGCTCCTTTCTCGGTCTTATAGGGGGTTCCATCCGTCTTAGGGAGAGTGCCATACCCGTGTCCCCACTTCTCTGATGCCACGATAGAGAGCATCTGACAACACTCTAAGGGCATCTTGACGATATGTTTGTCTGGGAGACAAATAGCACTCTCAGCAGGCCAAGGGGAAGTGACAAAGATGTTCATAATATAGGTGAGTTACCTCACTCATCATAGGTGGAGTCGGGTTCCAATGCAATGTAGTATGTAAGATTCTTATCTTCTGACTGGAAACGAGACAGGAGTTTCTTGGAGATCACAACCTCATAAGAACCAGGAAGAATCTTAATGTTTTCAACTTTAAAGTTCAGTACAAAAGTTCCAGTAGTTTCACCAACAACCAGTGAATATTCATTAGATGTGTCATTCTTTTTGTCACGAACAACCAATTTCACAACACCAGCTTCTCCAACAACAGAAAGGTCAGGAACACCATAAACTGCTGCAGCCTTGAGAAGTTTATCTAGTTGTTGAGTATTTACTTCAAAACAGACATCTTCAGAAGGGAGTGCAATAGACTTTTCGGGTGGAGTCACAATCACTGCAGGATCAGCAAAGAAATACTTAGAACGTGCATTACCTTCACTGATAGTCACATAACTATCATTAGCAAACTTCAGTTGAGGATTCTGATAGAGGGACATTGCATTTAGGAACTGGTTAAGGTCGTAAATACCAAAGTCTTTTTCAAATTCTTCCTCTACTTCAACTTCCGCAAGAATATTTTTCATTACAGAAATAGTGCGGAGTTTATTTCCCTTCTTAAAGAGAATAGACTGATTAATTCCAGAGAAGTTCTTGAGAAGAGAGAGGGTTTTTTCAGAGAGTTTCATAGATGTATTTTTGAGTTTCATGATCAACGGAATTCGGAAAGGCCATTATCTTTACGAGAATAATGGCCATCAAAGTGAAGCAGGAGCATAGCATAATGAATCACTTTGAGAAGGTCACGTTTGTTGCGACCATCTTTATCACCATAACGACTTCCATACTTTAGAATATTCGCCTGACAAAATCCAGGAGCAAGACCCTTTGCTGCCATCAGATCAATCGTTTGAATATCTTGGTATTCTTCGTTGTGACTACAATAGTGACTACCATAAGTACTAGTCACATAATCCTTAATGTCTTTCAGGATTTTATCTTCATTATACTTCCACAAATGATTTTTGTTTTCGCTCATAGTAACAGGGGTTTTATCAAGGTTGAGTGTACCATTGTCACCAATATGCATGGTGAATTGATTGATATTAGTGTTTTCTTTTCCTGAGCCAATAAAGATTGTATCGGGAGAAGGATTTGGATTACCAGTCAAACTGATTCCATCTTCTACCCAAAAATCTTGGTTTGGGATGGAACTTTCGTAAGTGCTTTCAAAGTTTTCAGACATTCTAATCATAGTAAAAGAACAAAAAGGGGAGGCACTTCTTACCTTCCCCAATTATATCAGGATTGTGTTTCCTGGTCAATGGGCATCTGGAAATCAGCATCCACTTTATCATACAGTTCCAGGAAGGACTGTTTGGTTTCATCATCAAAACGGTTGACGCACACTTGGATTGCCTTTGCTTTGTCTTGGAAGATGCCGTATGCACGGATGATGTGAACCAGACGACGGGTGCTGATGATTTCCTCAATACCACCATCGTAGAAGGTCTTGCGGATGATGTCTGCCCAGTCCACCAGACGCTTGCAGAAGTCACGGTCTTTCACACCAAGATCCAGAGCAACGCCTTCCAGGATCTTTTGTTCAGTTGCAGGAGCAGGATAAGACTGCTCAAAGGTCACGGGGAAACGTTCAAGGAAAGCTTCATTAAGAACGTTAGTGCCAATAAATCGACCGTCATCAGAACCCTTACCTTTGGTATTGGCGGTGGCAATCACATTGAAACCAGAAGCAGGTTTCACAAAGCGACCAATCTTTTTAAGGAACACACCCTTACCTTCCAGAATAGATTGAAGGCACAGGATCTTGTTGGAAGCAAGATCAATCTCATCCAATAGGAGAATAGCACCACGTTCAAGTGCTTCCACCACAGGACCATTGTGCCAAACAGTAGCACCATCAACAAGACGGAACCCACCAATCAGGTCATCCTCATCCGTTTCAATCGTGATGTTGACACGAATCAGTTCACGTTTGAGTTGAGCACACGCTTGTTCAACCGAGAACGTTTTACCGTTACCCGAAAGACCCGTAATGAACGCAGGGTAAAAGATACGGGACTGAATAATCTTTTTAATATCGTTAAAGTTACCAAACTTGACGAAGGTATCATCTTTATCAGGAATAAGGTTTTGTTCAGCGGCAGGAAGAACGGCAGGTGCTTGATAAGAACGCTCAATCTCTTCAACACGTTCTTGAGTCACTTCCAGATTCCAACGACCACGAGTAGTCTTGAAAGATTCCAGACGACGAGTTACGGTCTGGTAATTCATATTACGAGAGGCACAGAAACCTCGAATATCCCCAGCACTAATTTCAGTACCATAGAGATTTTTGAGATCAGAAATGAGTTGTTCGTCAGTCACAGGAGATTTGCGAGGCATAATGTGGTTGGGTGGTGTGTTTCAACTGAAGCTATAATACGCGAAAACCACCCCAGAAGAAAGGGGTATTGTGCCAGTTTAAAAAGTGTCCACTACAAGATATTTTTTACTTTACCAAAAATGTTTCTATTCCAAAAGTCACAAATAGAAACTTCTATTTCAGGATCAACAACATACAAAGAAGCTAAACATCTTTGTTGACAACTCTGAACTTCTGTATGTCCATATAACAAAGTGGTAGCATCGGTAGAAAAAATATTAGAAAGATTTACAAATTTTTTCCCAGGTCCAACAAAAATATTTGCAAACTTTTGAGATTCTTTATACAAATCAGCAACAACAAACTTTGTAGGAGTTTTTTTAAAGACTGACCAATACTTAATAAATGATTCGGTTCCACCAAAATGGTCCATAAGTTCTTTGATTGATAAATCAAAACTATGATCCATTACAAATCTTGAGTGATCTGTTTTCCCCAACCAAGTAAAATAATCCTTTTCGGAAAAAGATTTGATACATTCTACAATATCATTTGTCTTCCATGTATGTAAGTGTTTATACCATTGTATACTTTTAATATTAAAATCATATACAATAATTTTACCATTTAAGTCCAATTTTTTATTTTTAAAAATATCAAACAACTTAAATCCACTTGCAGTATTTACAACTAAATTAAACTTACCTTCATTATTAATTGACATTGATTCACTATTAAATAACCATATTTGATCTTTTACTGATTTTGCATCATTTATCAACTTTACTTGATTCCAATTCTGACCTTCATATGGAGTTAAAGTTTTAATACTTGATTCAAACTTTTCAGTATTAAATTCTGGATAATAATAAAACTTATTAAAACGTAATTTTTCGCTCAAAGTTATTACTGGCCAATCATTTAAAAACATAGAACTCAAAAGTTTCCAACCCTGTCCAGCGTTAGATTGGTATTCTTGTTTGTTTGAATACTTAACCCACAATGGAGTATAGTCATCATGAAAGTTTTCAATACTTCTTTCAACTACAGGTAATAATTGTTCTTCAGAACACCAATCACCAAATTCCGGACATCCAACTTCTTTCCATGCAGAAACGTTGACTATAAAAAATTGGTGGTGTAATTCCAACCACCTCCCAGGCCAAGATAATATATGTCCAGCTATACCAAAATTATTTTCATTTATAAAATCTCTAATTTCTTTATCATAATCAAAACTCTTCAAAGTACATCCAGAAGATTGAATCACACAATACTCATATTTTTTAATTAAAGCTTCATTCAATATCTCATGTATTTCATCTCCACAAATTATATCTACATTACTTCTAGATCTGTTGAGATAAAATAAGGTTGCACCTTTGGATCTTAGGTACATCGAAAAATTATTAATCCTATTTCGTTGATTATAAACCCCGTAACATACCCGTTTCTTTCGAGTTTTAAGTTGATCAAATGCTGTTTGTATTAAATTATTATTAATAGATCCATGAACAATAAAATGATATCTAGGTTCATCACTATTATTAAAAACAGCGTGAACATTTCCTATATCTAAAAAAAATCCTGTCCCTTGACTAAAAGGAACTTTTCCCCATTTTTCAAAGTAAAAATTACATCCATCAGGATTATTAATTGCTATGTTCAAAGGACCAAAAATTCTACCATCACCATCAGAATGTGGCATAATGTATCCACCAGGAGATAGTTTCATGATCCTTACTCGATCGTAACTACCATATCCCAATTTTTTTAAAAATTTAACGCAAGTAGGAAAATATACACAAGCTTCTGTCCAATCATAATCTGGTTCAGTCAGTCCATATTGATCATAATTTTCAGTAGCATCTGGACGTATTCCATGTAAAGTTAAAGCAGACCAACCTTCATGAGAATAACTTAGATGTTTATCTTTCTGCCTATGACCCACAAAAAGATGATCATTATCAATGCATTCTTGATGCATTTCTTCAAAGTCATCAGAAAAATCTATTTGAAGAAAAGGCCAATCTGAGTCAAATACATTGAATTGTTTTGAAGAATTTGGGGGATACCACTGATTCTCCAATGAGTTTTCTATAAATGTTTCAATTATTTTGTTCATCTATTTCAATTTCTACTACCCTTTTAATTTGAGAAAAGACTTCATTGTTCCACCTTTTTTGAACTTCAGTATTAAAATACCAATCGTCCTCAATTGGATGAAATCTTAACAGATCATCATCAATTACAATATGTCCAAGAAAATATCTACCTAAAGCTAGAGCATTTAAATTCTCAATAGGAATTATTTCCTGAGCTTCTTGTTCTATAGTTTCATACCACTTATAGAATTGTAACTCAGTTGTTTTTTGGCAATACGTTTTATTCTGAAAACAAAGCCATACCTCAGAACTATACCTTTGTTGAACTTTTACTTGTTTATTTGTAACAACTCTAACATCATCATCATGACAAGCGTGCATGTAGTCTTTACCTAAGGTGTTATATCCGAGATAAAGATGCCCCCACGAGAAATCAGTAGTTAAAAATAATTTATCTTTTTCTTCCAATCTCCTACCATCATATGGCGGATAAACAGACACTAAGGCACTGTATTCTGGAAAATCTTTCACAGTTGTACCCATTGCAACTTCTGTTACATGAATCCATTCATTTAAATCCAACCAAAGTCTATGAACATCTTCACCAAGATATAATTTTTTATCCGCACCATATTCTTCAAATTTTTCATGTAAACTATTCAGTTTTTCCCTATTTGCATCACTCGTTCCACTCAAAAAACTCAACATATTAGAATTATATGCAGTATTGATATCCTTCACTATTGAGTTTATTTTTTCAGTTAATTCATTTAAATGTAAATAATTTTTATTTGATATTTTGAGATTGAGTGATGCATTACTTCGGTTGAGATATGTTTTAACTTCATTCAACCACTTTTCCCTCAAACTATTTGGTTGCAAATAGTAAGTTAGTTGAAGTGGTTGTCCATTTTGTAACTCAAAAATAAATTTTACATGTTTATCTTTTTCAAAAAACTCCACAATAAACCTCAAATACTATAATAATTTATTTAATCAATCTCTAGATGAATCATATTTTTCTCTCGCTTTTGATTCTTTCTTTTCCTTTTCGGTAAATCCATGTTTCATAACTCTTTCGTTATGACGAGTAGCCTTTCTTCTCTGTTCTTCCTCTGGGGATTCTTTTTCACCCTTTACTTTTGGTTCTTGTCTTGAACCAGGAAAGTTCTTAGAGTGTTCTTTCTCAGCCTTATGTTGAAGGTTAGTAATACCTGCTTTTAGTCTGGTCTCTTTACCTTTTTTCGCAGCCATAAAGGAAGATTTTGCTTTTTCTGCACGTTCCGCACGAGCCGAATCTCCACGATCAGAACCTTCTGTATCCATCCTACGTGCTTCAATAATTTCTGCAAACCAAGATTCACTCATATTAAGAATGATTTTATCTGCAGACTCTTCATTTGAAGCATATCCTTCCTCAAGTAAATGCGAAAGAACTACTTGATAAGTGTTGTAACTTTCATCAATTTCACCCATTGCTTTTTGCTTACGGAGTTTCTTAGGATTCTTGGTTACTGTACCAGGACCTGGCTTGTGTCCACCAGCAGTGTACTCAACAGCACTATCTCTCGCATAATCTCTGCTATCTTGGTCAAGTTTACCCCTACCAGATTTACCCAACATACCAGACCATCTTGGTTTAGTAGATTTCTTACCACGATTTCCTGCATCAGGACCATTATCAATTCTCTGAGTATGCTTCTCAATTGCCTTTACTTTCTTAGTCTTCTCACCTTTCTGAGAATACTCACTTGCGGGTTTCTCACGTCTTGCGATAGCAAGTTTACCCATTGCTTGTCTTGCTTTAGGTGTCTTACCGTAAGAACCTTCTGCTTCATAGATATCAAGCATGTCATCCCAAGTGTACTCGGATAGATCATAACCTTCTTCTACAAGAGACTCCACCCAAAGTTCAAAATCTTCTTTAGCAAACTCACCCATTGCTTTTTGCTTACGGAGTTTCTTAGGATTCTTAGTAATTCCACCAGGACCCTCTGAAGGATAATCATGACCGCGAGGAGAACCATGTGCTGCACCTGCTCTTGCTTCCTCTCTATCAGAAGCAGTCATTCCTTTTCTTGGAGAAGTCTCAGGCCTTCTTTCTGCAGGATTAGTTCTTCTGAGCATTTTCTTGAGGAAAGGCTTTCTCTTTGCAGTCATCTTGGTTTTTGATGCTGCAGCATATGCCTTTGGAGTTTCACCATAAGAACCTTCTGCTTCATCAAGTTGTTGATTAACTTGGTTATAAGCTTCTGTCAGATTTTGCAGGTCGTTAAAGTCCATTTTTTTACAAATACTTTGTAAGTATTTAGTAAAAAAGAGGGGTTTCCCCCTCAAGCAACAAGATCAATAAACTCACCAAGAATTTTTTTATTCATCTTCTTACTCTTTAGAGACTTTGCGAATGCAGATTTAATTTGGGATTTTGTTGCACATTCATGAACATCAAACTCAGAATCTTGAGAAAGTGCCGAACCAGAAAGGCCAAAGTAAGAATGATAACCAGAATTTTTAATTGAAAAAGATTTATTCTTTTTCCAATCATTCATGATTTTTACATATTCTTTATTGTCTTGAGCATAACCAGAACTATATTCATAATTATCGTAATACTTACGAATGAAAGAATTAGCTTCACGATTTTCAAGAACCCGCATACCAATAAAATTCACAGAAGGAAAACGATCACGAAGGTTCTGAAGAAGAGTGTCCGTAAATTGATGAAATTCAAATGGTACTTTATAAGTACAGCCAGTTTTACGATCACGAATGAAAGTAGGGTGACTATTAAGAGAGTTCAATCCAATATAAGGTTCTCCACCATCAACAGAACGATTTTTAAACTCTTTGTGAAACTTCATATAACAAGCTTCACCATCGGTTAAAACTACACATTGAACTTTCTGGAGTTTATTTTCCTTTTGAAACTTAGGCAAAATTTGATGCATTGCAATCAAAGCTTCATTCAAAGGAGTTCCAGAAAGAAGTAGTCTAGTCGGAGTATTATACATTGGAGCATCATTATAAGAATACTTAAATTCTTTAGCAATGCGATAAATGTTAATCATTTGTTCTTCCAGAACACGATTATTTACTTTACTAGTAAAAAGATTCATCATGGAAAATGTTTCATCTACACAGATGAGTCCAGATTTCTTTTGATAGTGTGGTTCCATCCTCATAAAGTTTCCCTTTTCGTCATATGTACTACGACGCCACTCATTAGTAAATGCATAAACTTCGAAGGGAATAGAAACCTTCTTACAGAACCAAATCAAATTATAAAGTTGTTTGATTGTATCCTGCATCACATTTGACATTGAGCCAGACCAGTCCAGGACAAACACTAGGCCATGATTTTTTCCGTTTGCAAGAGTGGTTACCTTACGGAACAAATCTTCATTATACTTATAAGTATGAAGTTTAGAACAATCTAGAACACCAGTACGAGCAGTAGTGGAACGAGCGTATGAATCTGCAGCTTTCCGACATTCAAACTCTTTCACCAAGTAGTTAACTTCTTTCTGAGCAGAACGTTTGAACTCTCGAAAATCTTTATCAATTTTTCCAAACAAAAATTCCTTAGCATTAGATTGACTCTTACTAAGAGATTCTACTGATTTGTTCCACCAATCATTAATTTCATCATGAACTTCAGAATTAGATGCAATGACAGTTTCTAGATTAAGTTTGGGAAGTTCCACATAAACATTTTCATACGAAGAGCTGTTGACAAGATCTCGAATAGATTCTTCCAAATTATCTGCAGTATGGACTTTAGGATCAGAAGTCTCTCCACCCTGATTTGAAGTTCCCTTAGAAGGTTGATCAATATCATCCCCCGATTCACCATCAGAAGGAGTCTGGCCACCTTCACCAGAGGTTTCAAGTGTATTCTGATCCGAATATTCTTCTTGGGGTTCTGAGGAAGGTTCTGAACTGTTTCCAGAATTTTGTTCCACTGTATCAATAGAATCAATCTTCATTTGTTGATCCTGTTCTTTCTTGCAGTACTCATAAAGTTTTACCGCAGCTTGAATCGCTTCATCAAAAGTTTCTGCATCACCAATCATAGTGATGATTTCTTGTTCTTCCTGATTAAACTGTATATCAATGTAGTTACCAATCTTAAAGTAAAGATTGGCACGATCTGCAAGATTAAACTTAGAAATATCTTCTTCCTTTACTTGGAAAAAATCATCCTCGTGAAGTTCACGATAACCCGCATAAAAACACTTATTGAGACCCGCATACCTACGTTTCATCAACTTTTCAATACGAGCATCTTCCGTAACATTCACAAATTGTTGTGGGATGGAAAACTTTTCACTCCAGTCCTCGTTAGGAGTATAAAGTGCATGACCCACTTCATGACCAACAAGCATATCGTAGACAACGTTAGAAGCCTTCTCCCACATCGGGAGAATCAGGACACGAGTATCCACATTGAAAGACGCAGTGGGAACGTGTTTGTGTTCCACCACCAGATCTTCAGTAGCGAGGAGACGGGCAAGATGACCTTTGACTTCGTGATTAACAGACATGAACTTTGTTTCGTATGTGGCTATATTACATGAAAAAAGGGGTCTGATTAGACCCCTTGTGACACTTTTTAAACTGTCACACCATTTTACTAAATCCTTTAATTTTATCAAATTTTATCACTTTTTCAAACTTATCCATAAGATCATCCGTCTTATGTGAAATCACAAATACATGAGCATCCTGAATGACATAACGAATAATATTTGTGAAGAAATCTGTTCCTGCTCCGTCTAAAGAACTATCAAAAATTTCATCTAGGATGAGAAGATTTGTACTGGCCGAATTTCTAAGTTTGGCAATGTCTCTCCAAGTAAATAAGAGAGAAAGGTCAATACGCATCTTCTCACCTTCACTAAATGACTCATAACTAAAATCTTCATGAACTGGTGACTTAATAACCTCCTTAAACTCTTCATCCAGTGTAAAGTTGATGTAGAAGTCCATCATCTGTAGATACTTGTTTATCTGCTGATTCATAAGAGGCAGATACTTTTTGATGATTTTAGACTTCACTCCACCATCTTTCATCAATGAATGAGCAAAATCGTAGTAACTAATCTGTTCCTTTTCGTTAGATCTATCTTTTTCTATTTTGTCTAGATCTTTTATTAAGTTTTCAAGGGTTTTACGCTCAGTATTTCTGTTTTGAATTTGTTCGGTAATTTCTTGAATTTCATGTCCAAGATTTCTGATCTGTTTGTTAAGCCCAGTAATCTTAACATTGTTTGTGGTAATGTCATTGTTGAGTTTACTAATCTCCGTAGAATAAGATAAAAATTGTTGGTCTTTCTCTTGTTCTACATTGATGGCATCCTCCAACTCTCGGTATCCATCATTGAGTTCTTTGGATTTCTCCTCGATATCGACAATCTTATTTAAGCGAAATTCATTCTCTATACTTTGGGTACAAGTAGGACAAACCGTATTTTCCTGAAAAAACTTATGTTCAGAGACAAGAGTTTGAATCTTTTGTTCTAGTTTTGCCTTGATAGAATTAAGTTTCTTTAGAGTTGAATTTGTACTAGTAAGTTCTTCCAACTTTGGTTGAAGTTCTTTTTCAATCATCATTGAAATTCCTTCATTATCAGTATTCAATTCATCAATTTCATTCTCAATAAATTTAATACTATCTTTTTTCTTTTGGATTCTTTCTTTACCACTTTCATCAAGATTCTTAATAAAGTTCTCTTGCATTTCAATCTTATCTTCAATCATGTCTTTCTTGATTGAATATTCACGAATGAGTTCATTTGTTTTACGCATTCGTTCTTTTAAGATATTGTTCATTGTAGAAAAAATCTTAATGTCTAAAAGATCTTCTACAATTTCCCTACGATGGGAAGAAGTTAATTGCATAAAAGGGACGAATGTAGCCGAACCTAAGATGACTGTTTGGGTGAAAGATTTATAATTAAGTTTTAAAATATTTTCTTCTAACTTTTTCTGCTGATCTTGAGCTGCAGAGTCTTGATTTTGTATTGTCCCGTCAATCCAAATTTCAAAAATATTTGGTTTGATACCTCTCACAACTTTATAATTTTTATTACCAATATCAAATTCAATTTCTACAAGACAGTCCTTCTCATTCACAGAATTAATAAGTTGTGGTTTATTAATTTTTCTGAATGGTTTATTATACAAAACAAAAGTAAGAGCATCAAGAATTGTACTCTTACCGGAACCATTAGTTCCTACAATTAAGTTTGTCTTAGCGTCTTGAAAATTTACTTCGGTAAATTGATTTCCAGTAGAAAGAAAGTTACGCCAACGAATCGTTTTGAAAAGTATCATATTTTCGGGGAGGAATCACAAAATCATCAGGAGTTATAATTGCATACTTATAATTATACTGGTGGCAAGTCTTTATTGCAAGTTCTGGATCAACTTCAACAACTTCCATCTCAGGATAATCTTCAGCTTCTAAAAGACCGGCAAATCTTTCAGCGTCATCTTCATCTTGGAAAAAATATAATGTCTTATCGCCATGAGTATCCGAAACAGCATATGCACCGTCTTCTTCTCCATATGGCGTGATCATGTACATACTTATTCTATTTCGCAAGCTTCTTGATAGACCTCTCGCAAAAGAGTTTTGACTTTTTCCTTATCCAAGTCAAAATCAGAGTCTTCTACATATTTATTTAAAATGGTAATAGTATCTTCTATTTTTTCTTGATCGAAGTCAACATTATCATCATTGACTTCAAAGTTTTCAACAATCTTAATATCAACTACACCAGTCTTATAGATCTTATCCACAAACTTTTCAAATAAAAGTTGATCGGATTTTTTGCGAACAATAATTTTAACAATCTTATCTTTATAAGGAGTTGTATTGAAAAGTTTGGGATTATGATCCTCATAATAAATTCTTTCAAACATATTATAAGGATTTTGAACAAACTCTAATTGAAAAGTTTCAGTATCAAAGAAATTGAATCCTCGTTTATCATCAACATCATTCCAATAAAGTTGATAGGCATTACCCAAATAAAAAATCTTACCGTTATTAGAACGAGTGTGGTAATGTCCAGAACAAACGATTCTAAACTTATCAAATACACTAATATCCATTCCATGTTGTTGAATATTTCCAGGATAAACACTGAATCCATTCAACTCAAGATGACCAAAAGCAGCTTTTGCAGTTGTATCTGAAAGTTTATCTAAAGTTTCTTGTTGATTCTCTGGAGAAATCCAGGGAATCATAAAGGTTTTAAACCCATCAATTTCATACTCACCGGGACTAGAAATTGGAACAATATTGTCATACTCTCTTAACAGGGACTCAATAGAGTTGACTTCATTTGTATTTTTGTAGTACGCATCATGATTACCTACAATCTGATATACGGTTATACCTAGATCTCGGAATCTATCATATACATTTTCTTTTGCCCAGTTCAAACACCAAAAATCAATTGATTTACGGCTATCAAATGCATCACCAAGATGAATGCAATGTTTGATTTTTCTCTTTTCTAATTCTGGAAAAAAGATGTCTTCATAAAACTTTTTAAAATAATCATGAAAGGTTTTACTACCTTTTCTAGCCCCATAATGGGTATCTGTCACACAAGCAATTAATGTCATTGATACATCTTTGTTTGAATTGCATCTTTAATACTATTATACTCTGCAGAATTGAATCCGTCATCATCTACTGTAAATACTTCATCATATCCAGATCTTTCGATGATTTTGGAACGAATCTCCATTTGTTTCTTTTCTTTTTGAATTCTCCTTAGAAAAGCATAATGAATAATTTGAGTAAAATATGCAAATGGGTTTGAAGATTTCTCTGGGTTGAAATTATGGATGTACTGAACACAGTTCTCAATACCATCACAAATCATATCCTCACGGAACATATAGTTCACAAAATTTGGTTTATACGATAAGTGAGTTGCAATCTTTAGAAAACATTCCCCGAGATAATTTGTAATACGTGGTTTTGGTTCACCATTTTCTGCGGCTACTTTAACCTTTCTTTTGTATTCACATATTGCTTCAAGAAATTCTTTGTTATTTACGTAATGTTCTGATCTTTTTCTTTTTGGTGCCTGCATTTCATGAGTCCCTGTTTATATTAAGTGTTCTTATTATAACAGAATGTTCGGCTATTGACAATACCCTAGAATATCCGGTACAATAACTCTGTGGGGTTTCAAAGATCAGCTATCTTTAATATCTTGGCTCCTATAGAGTTTTTCAAGTCTCTTTCTCGTTTCTGAAACCGAAGCTAGATATCCCATTTCTGGAGTAAGAGGATTTTTTGAGTTTTTACTGTCCTTTTGTCTCAAGAATTTGTGATACATTTCAATTGTTTCTTCATCACGAACTTCACTAAGAGTAAGAACTCTATCCATATCGAGTAAGAAAGTATCATCATCAGCAAACTTAAGCCATGGATCTATTTTGTATCCTTGCATACCAAGCTGTTTCATAACAACAACTTCTATTACAACAGGATTGTTCAATATTAACATTGTTCTACCTTCTTCTTCAGATGGGCAAACAATAGAGAATATCTCCTCCCCTGATACTAATTTAATAACTGCATAGAAATCTTCTTCCATCATTCTTTTAAGTTTACCTGTACAAACTCGTAGTTAAAATGTTCTTCATTATAAATTTTGACTCTTTCTATCAGATGATTTAGTGTGTAATTTTTTCTTGAGTTTTTAGTGCAGTCATCAGCAATATCATAAAGTACAGCCTGAGTTTTATTATCACCTTTCCTTAAAACTCTTCCGATTGATTGGAGATTACGGATTCTAGACTTCGAAGGTGAAGCAAAAATAACGTTATGTAGATTCTTAATGTTAATTCCTGTACTAAACGTACCATACGAAGCCACAATGATTGCATTCTGTTCTCTTTCCGTAATCTCTCTGACTAACTCTCTTTCTTCTGCATCTACTCCACCATGAACATAAAAAACCTTACGTCCATCCTTGACCGAATTATTTATTGATTCATATAAAGGTTGACCATGAGATTCAACTCTAGAAAAAAGTACAAGAGTATTGCCTTTTAAATCTAAAGCTAGATTTTTAATAAAGTTATTTCTTTTTGGATGACCGATGATGAATTGAACTTCATCCTCAAAAGTTTGGAATTCTTGTGGATTATGTTTAAGAATAATAATTTTGATTTGAAGTTTGGAAAGATGTCCCTTGTCAATTAACTCTTTAGTTTGAGTTACTTTATATGATGGACCAAATAGGCCTTCCAATACCCATTTATGCGTTTGAGTTCCATCAAGTGTACCCGTAAAACCGAACCTGTACTTGGTATTATCCATTTTAGTCATAATTCCCACCAGAGATTTTGATTTAAACTGGTGAGCCTCATCTCCAATAACAACATCAAATGAGTCGTAGAAGGTCCTAGGAAGTTTATAAATTGATTGCCAGGTGGTTATGACCACAGGGTATTCATTCGTCTTCTCACGACCACTGTAGATGCGGTGGCAGTAGTCTTCTGCGTTCCATCCATAATCCTGGAAGTCTTTGAACATCTGTTCAACCAGAGACGTTGTGGGGACAACTAGAAGAATCTTTTGATCTCTTTCTGCAAAGTATCTAACGATCGAATAGATCATCAATGACTTACCCGAAGCAGTTGGAGAAATTAAAAGTTTACGATTATATCTAAGTGCATCATAAACTGCATCTACTTGATAGTCTCTGGGTTTATGCTTAGATATTCTAGTCATATAATCTCTTACACCTTCATAAGAAATCATTTCATTTTCTTCTAAAGGAGTTCCGTAAAATTTATTGTTTTTAAATTCTACTTTGTAGTCCCACTTCTTAGCCCAAGAAACAACTTTATCAAGAAGACCGACATATATTTCCCCAGTATGGGTTGAAAAAAGACGAATCTTTCCATCCCAATACTTACTTCTATACTGGGGCATAAACTTAGCCCCTGGTACATCAAAAGTAAAATGTTCCGAAAGTTCCTGATAGATATGTGGTTCCGCTTCTATTTTCAGGAATACTTCGTTCTTTTTCGCAATTACAATATCAGTCATATCCTCTAATAAATTTCTGCCACTCAATTGCATTTTTGAGCTGATATGTTCTATTTAATATAGTTTTAAGAATGCTTTCCAGATAGTTGAGCATCATTTGATAATACTCAATCTTTGTCTGACACTTGAGTAAGTCTTCGTCAGCATCCATGTACTTATCCAAATCTGGTTTAAGTACCTTATGATCAAAGGGTTTTTCTACATAAACTTCTGGTTCAGCTTTACCAGTGTAGTATTGCCACTTTTCTTTTTTTAAGATCTTGTATTTGTTCTCTTGAGCTTTTTTAAGAGTCAAGATATTATTAAAAATTTTATAATATTTTGCATGAAGACTTGGAATCTTTACCGATTCTGTGTGGAGGTTGTCTTCATCAATTTTAGAATCTTCTTCCCAAAGTGTTTGTATTTCATCCAGGTTCATAAGGCAAAATCTTATAAAGAACATACTTAAAGGTTACTGTCGCCACTGCATATTGCACATCGGCTTGAGTTGCATCAAAGTCAATTTCTGATAAGGAAGTCGGAAACATTCCTTGAAATTTTACTAGAGTTGATGGTTGGAAATTACTATTGTAGACAATCAAAGTTCCATCTGATGTATTTGGATCTTGGCCTGGATTAGTGGGATCACTATTTTTCCATTCCGTGTATTCATAAACACTTTCTGGATACCCAAGTCCTCTCATCCAATTTTGAACTGTATTATAATTTTCTAGATTTTCATCAATATTAAATGTTAATCTAAAATCATCAAAAATAAGTTTATCTCCAGGAATGGGGATATCTTTTAGATAAGTTGGTTGGATGGCAACTCCAAGATTTAATCCTGGAATATTTGCTGATTTTGAAAAGAAATCAACTTTAGGAGTCCTTACAAGGTTAAATTTAAACCCTAATGGACTAAGAAAATTTCTATTTGCAATTTGTCTATCAAAAGCACCAGACATTGTTTTTATTTTTATTTATTTCCAATAAAAAAGGGTCCTTTCGGACCCCTGAATCTGAAGAGTTGTGAAATGAATCACATGAGGTTGGAAACCTTGACTCTTCTGTAGTAACGGTTTGCATTGAGGCGGAGTCTTCCGAGTCCCTGATCGGTTCCTTCTGCAAATGGGTTGGCAACAATACCATAACGGGTCTTGAAGCCAATTTTTGGTTGGAAGGTGTCCTGACCGACGGCACGAACCATCTGGAGAGGAACATATGGGCAGTAGAAGATACCAGCATCATATGCGCTAGAACCCTTATAACCTACAACGTAGTACTGATCAGCAGCAACGTTAGCAGCATATGGGTCAATGTATACACGATACTTACCTTGGAGAACACCAGCGAAGGTGTTACCAGTGTCATCAACGTTAAGGTTAGCGTTGAGTGCAGGGGTGTAATCAAGTACACCGGCCATGGTTAGTGCGGAAGCAACGTCTGCAGAACAGATGATGGTGTTGCCCTTTCCTCTACGAGTTCTTTGTGCGATTGCGTTAGCATCACGCTCGATTTGGAAGAGTAGACCCTTGAACTTCTCAACGGACCAACGACCATTAGAGTCAACGTCAAGGTCGAATACACCAGCAGTAGCGGTGTTAACAGCAGCACCTTGCTCAGCAACCTTATAGATGGTTCTGATAACTTCTCTGTTGATTTCTGCGAGGATCTCAGTGGAGAGAATGTTAGCAAGTTCTGCTTCTGCATTTAGACCATGAATTGCCTTGAGGTCTTGAGCGAGTTCTAGTGAATACTCAGCCTTGAGGGCGCGTGACTTAGCAGTTACGGTTACCTTCTCGATGCTGAATGCCATCTGGTTGAAGGCATTAGCAGCAGCATCTCCAAGAGCTTCTGATTCACCAGTCGCCATACCCTGACCAACGTTGTATGGAGATGGGTTGGTTGTTGCGGTTCCAACTGGATTGAGAACGTTAGGATTGGTTCCATCCTGGTTGGTTGTACCGAAACCAACTAGACCATCGGAGAATCCGCTGGAAAGGTTGCGGCTGTTGTTCTGACCAGAGAAGGTGGTATCTACTTCATCGAAGAAGGTCTCAGTACCAGACTGGTTATCGTAGCGGGAACGCATTGCGAAGATGAGTCCAGTAGGACCACTCATTGGTTGAACGCCACAGATGTCATAAGCGATGAGGTTAGGCATCGAACGACGAATGAGGCTGATTAGAACTGGATCGAAACCAGCAACTGGACCACCAGCAGTAGCACCACCACTAAATCCACCGGTACCGGCAGAGTTAACTGGGGAAGCTTCGCCGAGGAACTCAGCAGACTCACGGAGTTCTCTCTCTTGGTTCTCGAGCATTTGTGCAGTTACTGCACGTCTGTGGGAATCTTTGATTTCTCCTAGACCGTCGAAGTCTAGAACTGGAGCCCACTTCTCCATTAACATTTGTGAATTAATTCCGTCCATTTGTTTTTAATACCTCTGTTAAAAGTGTTGTTGAACTGCGGTTTGAGTATTATCTAAAAATCACTTTTTAGCAACGTTGGAAAGCGCACGCAAATAAGCGTCCATAGAAGGTGAATGAGTCACCTCTTGGAAATTCGCTTCTTCTGATAGATTTTCCGTCTCGTTTGCTGGAATACCAGCATTTCTTGGGAAATAAGACTCCCTAAGAGTTACCAGTTTCTGGTAATAGTCATCTTCACTCTCAAACTCAACACTTTCTACGAGGCTTGCAAGCTTATCCTTTTGGGAAAGAGCGAGACCCTCGGAAACCTGATTGAAAATGCTGTCAGCAGCAGATTCTGCAAGTTTCTTGTTAAGAGCAATATTTCTTTGAATTTGCTCGTTGAGTTTTGTCTCCATTTCATCAAGTTTTTCTACCATGCTCTCTAGAACATCATATTTCTCTTCAGGCATTGATACATAATGTGCTTCAAAAAGTCCCTTCATACCATTGATGAAGGACTCGGTGATCTCAGTTTTGAGACCACTTTCAACTGCGAGAGCATTTTCTTCTAACCATTCGGATGCAACATACTCTAGGTATGAATCAACACGCTCGGTTAGTTCTAGTTTAATTTCTTCAACCTCTTCTGCAAGAGCAGTAGCATAGTGCTCTTCCATTACTGATTGAATTTCTTTTGTTTTGGCGTGAAGGGCAGCTTCAAATACAAGCTTTGCCTTTTCTTTAAACTCTTCGGAGAGTTCTTCTTCGCCAGATAGGAGAGCATTTACATCCTCTTCAATGATAGAATCTACATCTTCTTCTACCACTTCTTCAGCACCCTCTTCAGATTCTTCTGTTGCTTCTGTTTCTTCTTCAGTCGCTTCAGTTTCTTCTTCTTCAACTAGATCCTCATCTTCTTCTACTTCTTCCTTCATTCCACCACCTTGACCTGGTGTTGAAACAGGAGTTGCAGAAGTTTGAGGAGCTTCAGCTGCAGCAGCTTTAGCATTGACAACATCTTTAACTTGCTTCAGGGTTGCACCTGGAGTTTTTAAAGTATTTGAGTTGTCATCTGGACGACTGTTTTCTGGGGTTGGACCGCCAAGATCTTCCCAAGCACCAGTTTGTCCAGGAGTTGCAACAGGGGTTGCACTCTTGTGTGGTGCTTCTGCTGCAGCTGCATTAGCGTTTACAGCAGTTTTGGATTGTGAAGTGCCGGTTTCCATTTCTTGTAAATTCTTACCACGGGACATTTGTACTCTCCGATTACCTTTGTATAATCTGTATTTATTTATAATTTATAGATTTGATAAAAACTCATTAAACAGATTTAACTTCTGTTCATCAAGTCTTCTTTGATCAACAAGAGTATTAATTCTCTTTTGAGTTTTTGAAACGAGTTGTTCACGAAGGATTCCACCTTCCCAAACCCACTCTTTTCCTTCCATGATTCCAGAAACAAAAGCATCTGGAGCAGAAGGATCAGCGACGATATCAGCTGCAGTAGCAAGCATAAAATCTTCACCAACTACTTTGTGACCTTCACTAGTTGTTTGGAGTGAACCAACACCACGAGAAGAAACGCCAAGCATTACACCTTCATCAAGAAGTGAGGATGCAATTTTTCCCATTGGAGTATTCAAAATTTGTGCTTTACCGATAAAATTATTTCCCTCTTGAGTGAGAGAAGTGATTTTATGTGAAACACGATCAAGGTTTACAGTAGGACCATCGGGGTGTCCGAGTTCTCCTAAAGCGCGACCTTTAGATACAAACTGTTCATTATAACGATCAACCTCACGAGAGAGAACAGTGATGGGATACATTCTCCCATTACGGTTTTTAATTTCTCCTTGGAGAAATACTCCTTCAATATAAAGTTTTTTATTATCACCTTTTCCTTCAGTGATAATTTTTACATTCGTTACTTCTTCGGTAATTAGTTTCATGGTTCTTAGTTGGTAAGTCCTACTTTGGCAGCTTTCACAGACGCAGAAGATGCAAAAATTACATCCGTTGCAGCTTTTTGAAGAAATTCAACATCACCTGTAGCCATTGTGAATGAATTGGTTGTTGCAGCTCCAACAGCAGTTGAAATACTTACCGTAGCTGCAGCACCAGAACCATTGTATAATCTTACGCAAGTTGCTTCACTAATACTGGAAGCAGCGCCTGCAGTTGTTGGCATTGCAACTTCTGTTGCAATTATTTTTGTTCTTTGCATCGTTATAATAAAGTCCTATAATAGTTATTTATTATTCTGCATCTTCCTCTGCAACTTCATCATCACTTTCTTCCACATTTTCTTCATTTCCGAAAACTGATGCAGCAACCGCAGGTCTAATAATATCAATATTTTCTGCTGATTTTTGCATTAAAATCTCTTTAATTCTGTCGCTGATATCTGATGGGGATTGGTCAGCAACAATCATGTCAATTAAATCATCCATTTGTTTTAATTCAATGTTTATTTAAGGTATTTATTAGATCCTACCACCCTTAGGCATAGTGGCTTTAGGAGCTTCTTCTGTTGGTTGCATCTCAACAGAAGCAGTTGAAGCTTCTGGTGAAACTGGAACTTCGCCCATAGATCCTTGATCAATAGGTGGTTGTTCCCCAACAGGAAGTCCAGTTGTAGGATCTACATCGGGTGGAATAATTCCTTTTTCTTTCTCTTTTACTATTTGTTCATCAATTTCTACAATTTCAGAATCAGTTTGTTTGAGAATAACTCTTCTGACATAATCTACAGAAAAATATTTCCCAACGTATGGTTCAGCAACTGCAAGAACATTGAGTCTGTTTTGAATCAATTCTGCTTCTTTTAGTTCTGCAAAGTGATTGTCATAAACATAATCGAATTGAATGTGATCGGAAAGAATTTTCCAGTCTTCTGGAGTTACAATATTTTTGAGGATAAGTTGAGTCTTTAACATATCCATGAATAGTTGAGAAAATCTCTTTCTCATTCTTCCGACGAACTTAGTAAATTTAATTTCGTCTCTTAAAATCTCTGAAGATCTGCCTAGGTTGAATCCACCTGTTCCACCCAAACGAGACTCTGGAACACCAAGAGCTCTATAAAGTTTCTTCTGGAAATATTCAATATCAGCAAGTTCTCCAAGGTTTTGCCCACCTGGAAGAGTAGAGATTTCAGTTCCTCTACCACCTTCACGGCGAGGGAGCCAGAAATCTTCTAGCATTGCCATCATTCTTTTATCATCACGAATTTCTCCAGTATTGGCGTCATAAACTAACTTATTGCGATAGCGAGTCATGACATCACGGAGATATTGTTCCGCTTTAATTTTTGGTAGATTGCCAACATCAATATAAAAGATACGACGTTCTGGAGCACGAGACAATCTGTATATAACAAGAGAGTCTTCAATCATTCTTAATTGATTGAGAGCTTTGATTGCTTTGTGTAGGTATGAAAGAACAACTTGTTTATTCCTATCTACAAGACCGGAATGTACATATGTGATTGAATCTTTAGAAATTCTTGCAGCGCCACCTACACCACTCTTAAAAGTACTTGTTCTTTGACCACCCCTAGTATTTGGATCATATTCATAAAATTCTTCCACTTCGGGAGTGCTCATACTAACGTTCCCTGATTTACCATCAGTAACCATAAAAGATGGATTCAAAACATGTTTTCCATCTCTTTTAATTTTTCTTACAAGTTTAATTTTTGTAGGATCAATATATCTTACTTCTTTAATTCCTTCTTGTGGTTTTTCTAAATCTATAACTTTATGATAATAAATTCTACCGTCTACGTACCAATTTCTTAGAATCTCATGACATCTTTTATCAAAATCTAAAATTTCTTTAATATAGATAAACTCATCTCTAATAATTTTTTTGAGTTTATCTGAAGCGGGTACATTCGATAAGTCTATTTGTACTGGAGAATCATTTTGATCAGATACTATTGCTTCATTTATAACGTCTTCTATAGCTCCATCCACCTCTGGATGTAAAGCCATTTCACGATATCTTTTAATTAAATCATATTCTGATTTATAAACTCCTTCAATGTCAACATATTGTCCATAAAATCCACTAGACACATAAAAGTCCGAAGAATCTTCTTGATTCTCCGGAACAGGAGAGACGATAGACTTTTTAGATCTATCGTCCTCCGAATCTTGGATTTTAAAACCAAATAATTTAGGCATTATTCAAGGGTGAACTAGTTTCTACTATTTATTAGAGTTCCGCAGTTGGGGTCTCAGTAGTAGATAATTGTGAAGCTCCACCATTATCGAGAGCATCCCACCACTGAACTTGTAAATCTACAGTAAATTCTTCGATTGTATCAGCAGAATCATAGGAAAGGTCAATCGCACTTACTGAAGTTGGGAATATTCCGTAGAACTTATAAGCCTTTAGAACAGGTAATGTCGTTCCAATTGTAATTGCAGGATCAGCAACGTTTCCAGTAGCATTTTGGATAGAAGCTCTTCCAAACTGCTTTACTATAGCATCTCTTTGATACTGTGCTGGATTAATTAAACCAGAGTTATCATCATGTTTGTTGATTGCATTCATCCACTTTTCAAATGTTGTTCTTAATTTAAAATCAACATCGTTAATTATTGTAATAGTCCACACATCAAAGGTTCTATCTCCAGCTATCTTTAAATTTCTTCCTCTAAAAGGAACTTCAATTACTCCAACATTTGAAGCTGGCAAGTTAGCTGCCTTGATCATAAATCTAGATAACTCTGAGATAGTAGTGTCATTACCAGTAGCGAATGTGGGAAAACCAAGTTCTACTTCAAATAGATTTGGTCTAGCACCACCACCAATTAGTTTTGATTTAAAATCTTCTAGAGTTCTTTGTTGAAAGGTTGATGTATTTGAAAATTGTGCAGCCATTGTTTTTACCTCGGTAGGGATTGATGTTTTATCTTAAAGAATTAAACGGTTCCGACAATCTCTTCGAAGCTAACTCCAGTTCTGTTAGCAACAAAAGTTAGACCAACAAAGTTAATTGATCGTGCTGGTTTTACAAAAATATCAGCCCTAAATTGATTTGAATCAATAATATCTGGAGTATTATTGGATTCATCACAAATAACTAAGAAGTCTGTTATACCTCTCTTTGCCCTTACATCACGGAGATATGGTTCAACAATATTCAAGAAGTTTGATCTTGTTACAGCATCATTGAATTCGAATAGTTGGGCTCTTGCAGCTCTTTCAATGGTCTCTTCGATGGTTAGGAATAGACGACGAACATTTATTCTATCAAAAGCTGATGAATAAGAAAGTCCTGTTTTATCACCAAAAAGAATAATTCCGGATCCAGGAGAGAAAATAACTGGATTAATTCTCTTAGGATAAAGAAGATCCCTTTGACCTTGACTTGGATTGTATGCAAGTTTAACCGCATTGTTGATAGTTCCTCTTGCAGCTCCTGCTGGGGAGAACCATGGATAATTATTAATAGATGTTCTTGCCATGAGTCCAGCAATATCTCCATTCAATGGGATATATCTAAACTGATTATTAAATCTATCGAACATGTATTTGAATCCAGAATCAAATACTGCATAAGAACTTGAAGATACTGAATCGTAGAAATTAATTATGTTCGATGTTTGGGTATCACTATTGGTTACATTTACAACACCACTTCTGTGTGGGGATATGGTTACTACACAATCTTTTCTTGATTCTGCAATGGAAATAAGTTTATTTGCTTTTGCTTGAGAATCAAAGATTGTTTCTCCACCACTTGGACCACCGAGAATAAAGTTTATATTATATTCTGCTGGGTTTGATAGTATATCATAAGAACTTAGGATATTTGCCAGACTCACAGAATATCCATTACCAGCTCCATAGTTGTGGCCATTTTGTAATGAATAAGTTTTTGCACCAGAAAGTCCAAAAGTAGTTGAATTTGCTTCCTGACCCCAAGCGATTGACCCTCCACTGGATAATACATAACCATCCAGGGATGTGAATGAAGGAGAAAGTAAAGCATCTACTTCGCCAGCGTAAATATATTCTGAATTATTTTGAATATATGTCTTATAGTAAATATTTTCACTTGGAGTAATTTTGGCGTCTGTAGCTTTTGACAGATTGGTAAATTTCTCTAGAATGTTACCAGATATTCCAGAAACGGATCCACTATCATCGACTACAACTACGTGTACCTCATCATTTTTTCCATTTCTTGAGTCGGTATACTGAGATGTTCCTGGTCTAGGAGCAATGTTTTTCCAAAATACAGTAGAATTAGTTAATCCTAAAGTCTGTTGATCATACCAATCGACTACTGAATTAAGATCACTATTAGGAAGTAACCCCTCACCTCTACTTAAAGTTCCATCTATAGAATTTCTGACATAGGTTACAACTAAAGTTGTAGCTGCAAGCGCAACAGGAGAAACTGTATCTACGATGATTTGACCAGTTGCTAGTCCAACCACTCTTGCTTTAAATGTACTATTCAGTGATTGAATTAAATCACCAACTTCAACATTATTTGATATTGAAGCGGTAGTTGCTACTACAGTAGATCCGATTCCGATTGTAGCTGCATTAGAAATTCTAAACTTCTCTAGGGAAGTAGCAGTTCCTACATTATTAAAGACTTGATAGTAAATACTTCCCTCACCTTCTGGTTGTTGAAATATTTTATTGAGTCCATTTGTTTGATATGAAACGGAAGTACTTAATCCGGTAGTTGAATCATGTCTACTTACAATTTTTACATCCACACTACCAACATTAACTTTTGTAATAATTCCCTTGATGTATCCATTGAAAGTTTCTACAGTTCCTGAAGAAGTTACATATGAAGTGCTGACTCCGCAAGTCATAGCATAACCTACAGCTAAACCAAAAGTACCAATAGAAACTCTTTGGTCTGCAGCACTATCAATTACACAAACTTTCAATCCATTAGCCCAAGATCCTGCTTCTTTAGAAGCAAAAAACCATCCGGTTGAACTTGTATAATTATTTTGATAATCTTCTTGTGATTTTATTTTTAGAGTTACGGCACTTCCACCAACACCTGCATGTGCGTTGATTAATTCATCATCATCTGATCTAATAACTCTTAATGTTCCTCCATAAGAGAGATATGAGGATGCAGTTAACCAATATTCATACTGACCATCAGTATTAGATGGTTTGCCGAATGTGTTTAAAAGATCCTGTTCGGTCTCTACTAGAACTGGTTGTCCAATAGGTCCTCTAAGAAATGGGCCGGCGATTGCTGCAACTTGATCATTTACTGCATCGATTCTGCCTACAGTAAGATCAACTTCTCTGACCTTTACGCCTGGTGATACTAAGTTTAGCGACATGTCTTTCCCTCTAAAGAAGTTTCAACTTGACTACAAATATTTATTATTTGCTAACTTTATATTGGGGAAACAGTACATGAACAAAAATTACCAGTCAGGATATTCCCATTTATCAAAAACTCTATTAGTCATTCTACTGGAGACTATTCTTTGAATAGTGCAATTTTTACACTCATATGAATATGCTGATGCTATGCCACCTCTACCTTTTCTCGTAAGATAAAAACCATCAATAAGATCTTTTACTTTTCCACACTTTCTACATTTTCTCTCAGTAAGAAATAAATGTTCTAATTCAAATTGATCATCAAAATCCATTATCTATAATCCCACATATATTGCATGTCTCCATATTCATCAACATGCCAACGATCGCCATCTTCATCAACAAAGCTTTCTCCACTATCTAACCCATCAGAAATGAATCCGAAAGGGGCCATATCTTGTTCAATTTGATTTTTTTGTTCTTCATAAATCCTTTTACGAACATCATTGTCCGTCATTTCTTTGAAGTATGGTTGCATGATTAACCATGCAAAAATAACTAGACACATTGCAAGATCATCATTACAACCATCTTCAGCCTCAAAAGAATTAGCTTTCTGAATGAAAGTTGTGAGTTCACTGATCACTTCATAGTCTTTAATGACTAATTTATCTTCTTCTATTAAAGTCTTAAGATTCATGCATCCAATCTTTTTGACATTTTTGGACATCTTCACGCCCATTTGAGATTTCTTACCAGAAAACCCTTGACCCACTAATTGACCAGCACGACCCCTCATCGTACACATAAGGACGTTATCATATTCCAAATCCATATGAAGAATCTGTCCAACTTGTTCACCAACGTCATTAACTTCAACTAAAACATATGCTTTATTGTAAGCGACTGCAAGATCTTTGATAATACTCGGAAATAACATTGGTTTAATCTGGTTATTTCTGTATTTTGCTACAAGTCTATATGGAAAACTTGTTGTATCACAAATTGTAAATGCTGAATAATCTTTCTCTACGCCCCTAGCAACATCAACCGTTAAAACATAATTATGATCCTTTTGAGGTTCTTCATAAATGTCAAGGCCTGCATTTCTTTTTATGGGATCATCGTAAACTAAAGATCTGAGTTTTGCTGCAGATATGAGAGTATCGACAGATCCTAAAAATTCGCACTCAAACTCAACTTTAAATTGTTGTTCTGACGTGTTTGCAATAGTTTGTGCTTTCCACTTATCGTCTCTTCCTGGAACTTCGGACCAATGAACATCTGTGGGAACGTATTCATTTTTACCGCGTTCGGCATCATGCCACATACGGTAAAAATGATTCATACCTTTTGGGGTAGAAACAATTAGGACTTTTGTGCTTTGTCCAGACGATATAGTAGGATAAACAGAGGCAAAGAATTCATCAGCAATGTGATTCGGGATGAAAGCGAATTCGTCCAAAAAGATGATATTATACGATCCGCCTCGGACAGCAGATGCAGAAGTAGATGCGGCGATAATTTTTGAGCCATTCTCCAGTTCTAGAGATCGTTTGTTCCATGATACGATACCTTGTTGCATCCATTTTGGCAGTTTTTCATATGCAAATTGTAATCTACTAAGTAGATCTTGTGCTGTGGATGCCTTGTTGGCTAGAATAGCTATGTTAACATTATCATTAAACACTGCATAATGTAACAAATATGAAACACAAGTTGTAGATTTACCTGTCTGACGAGGCATTCTACAAATGTTAAATCTATTTTCGTGAAAGTTTGTAATTAACTTCTCTTGGAATGGATACATCCTAAAAGGTATTTCACCATAGTCTAGTGAAACAATCTTGATATAATTTTTAGCAAAATACACAGGATCGTTCTTGCACTTTACAAACTCAAGAACTTGTTCCTGTGTAAATTCTACGGCTACATTAGCTTTTTTAAGGTTGGGATTACCAAGATATACCTGATCACTCATAAGACAAAATTACAATTTCGCTAAACTTGCTACGACTTCTTGTTGTTTGAGATATAGTTTAAAATAAGCTTTGGCAAATTCTATT